GAAGATCATAGCAGCGGGTGGAGTATCATCACCACTAAGGAATGTAGCATCGTTTGGCGCATCCTTAGCTAGAAGGTTAAATCCAGTGGCCCCGGTGCTAGGTGTCCAGCCCCCGAGAGTGTTATCCCCGTCTGGTTTTAACCTACGGACAATAACAGTACCCATTACAGTGTTGTTGTTACTCCCTGTACCATCCCAAATTACCATGTCTTTTATGTACATAGTTGGTCCAAGGGTAACCGAGTTACGGAAGGAGAAATTAACAACTTCAGCATTGTCGTCTGTATCAACGCCTGTCCACGTCAGCCTCTCAATACCGTTGATACGAAGAGACCCCGCCCCAGTAGCTATATCGTGAATCATTTCCCAATGGTTCCACGAAGAAGGTGCGATAATAGGATTAATACTATCTGCTACTTCTGTAAGAGTACCCCCATCCAAACCCTGAACGGTAATAGAGCCATTAGTTTCAACCAAGCAATACAAAATGTAATCGCCGTCTCCACGTTGGAGTCCCACTACTGCGGGTCGTTGCGACAGAGATGATGGTAGGTTGTCAAGCCATACACGAGAAACTACGCCAATAGTGCCGCTTACTACGTTAGGGAGGGCAATACGGAAGTCACGCTTAAACACGCTGCCGAATGCACCTACATTAAACGCCCTACCAGACTCGTTAATGTCAGGATCGTCTGTAACCCGTCCGTTGTTTACGTCACCAATATCTGCGTATGGCAGACCTTGAAGCATGGCAAGGCGACTGCTCGTGCCAGTTCCGTAGCGGCTAAAATCATCTGCCCATTGAATAGCCATTAAAATGCTCCTTGTTTTTGAACACCAATAGAACGTCTAATACGTTCTTCAATACTGGAATTAGAAATTCTACGCTGTCCGTTATTAATAATAAAGACTGCACCTTCTTCGTCTACAACAACCATGCTGTCACGAACCTTTACTGCAGTCCCTTCCCACGCACCACGATCAAAGACAATACCTTGGAACCGTTGCATAGGTGCTTCTGGATTACCAGTTGTAACCCATGGTTCCGTAGTGGTATCGCCAAACAACCAGAACATATCACTAAAAGTGATTACTTGATTAATATTGTCTGGGCTACGTTCTGCGTTAGCAAAGTTCAAAGGGTCAATCGTTGTCTCCCCGGGTTCAATCCAGTAGAAAGTCCCGGTAGTACCAATCTCATCGTCTTGAACAGGGACTACAATAACAAAACTATTGATGTAAGAAACAGAAATTGCACCCGCATCATCGGGAAGAGTAACTTGAGAAAGTTGATCATCTCCGCCTTGCGTTAGGGTAGGGTTGTTCCAAGCAAGCCCTCCACCCGTTTCAGTTGTAACAATACCGTTACCAGTAGGGCCTGTGACTATCGCTTGTACAAACAGATCATTAGCTGCGTAACTAAGAGCCTCTACTTCTGGATTACCTACAATCAAAGCCGTGCTGTAGTCTGTACCAGCAAGACCAGTAGCATTTAATGCATTAAACAGGTTGAGCAAAGAGCCAATATTAGCGACACCAAGCTTAAGAAGCCAAGGGTTACCGGAAGTACCGTCAGGGGTTCCAGCGTCTACACTACCACTAGTCCATTGGTAATACACATCACCAATACGAACTGAGTCACTATTCAGGATTGCCGAACTAGCCTGAAGCTGGGCACGAGCGTGACCATTATCAGTGTAGAACCACAGGACACCGCCTTCTGCAATAAACAGATAACTAGGAACTTCAGTCCCGATAGGTGAGGTTGCGGCCATGCTTACATCACCAACAGGTTCCGTACTTATAACACCCAGTAGCCTTGGAACGCTTGTGTTAGAACTAACTCGATGGAGCTCAGTCCCGCTGACAACAAACAGATCGTTCTGAAAAGCGCCGGGGGAGTTGAACAGTTTACGAATGTGTCCCGGACCAACCTCTGCAAACCTGCGCAAACCTGGCCGAGCAATGAAAGAAGCTGGAACATCTGTTAGAGAAGGGTTCGCCTCTACAAACCGGTTAACCATGGTGAGTAGAGGCTCTTTGGCAACTTGCCGCCTATAATCACTAGGAAAGATTGGTAGATCTTGCATTACAGTGGATATCCTCTAGCAAATACTGTGCTTGGGTCGTAGATACCGTCACGATCACGCCACTGGTTTCTGTCTGCAGTCATACGAGACATACGAAGAAGGGCTTGGTTGACAGGCATGTTAATCTCTTGAGCATACCTAGCACGTAGCTGAGACTTAGAGCGACGAAGCATTTCGCCCGATTGTCCATCAATAGTAGAACCATAGAGCGGGTTGATTCGCATAGCTAGAGTCATAACAAAGAAGTCGTCGAACTCTTCAGGGAACGGAAACTCATTTTCTAGAACCAGAGGGGTGTATTTAATCCAACTACCCAAATCTTCTCGGTAGAACCACTCACCGGCTGTGCCGTTCTCGTCTAGTACAAGGCTCTCAAGACCATCAATACGATTACCGTTGCCTACAACAGTTACGTTGTGCGTAGCTACCGTTTGAGCTACATCAAGAAGAGCGAACCTAGCCCCGTTGTTCGGAGCAGGATGCAGATACAGAGATACAGGCTCATCTAGGTTCAACATCACTCGGACGTTTTCTGGTACAAACCAGTCATTGTCAGGAACAGTCTCATACCACGGATAACCGCTAGGACGTTCAATGTTGTTGGAACCAATAGGAATACTAGAGAAAGGCTCACCAGCCTCAAAGCCAAAAGTCGATTTAACAATACGGCTAAGGAGGCGGAGAGCTTCCTCTGTTTCAATAAGAGTAGGAGATGCTCCGGTTGCTACAAGGTTACTGGCACGAAAAGCATCATCAATGATTTGAGTAACCGTAGTCATCTGTGCTAGTTCCTTTACTTACTCATACGAGTATGGGAGCGATTCTTGGCCTTAGACTGCACAGCAAGATTGCTTGTGCGATTATCTTTTGGGTTGTTATTCTTGTGAGCAACGTCTTTTCCGTCACCCTTCTTTACCCGTCCTGCTTTGACCATCTTTGCCCTAGCAGCGTTACGAGAAGCACGTTTAGCAATTTGTTCTGGCTTAGAGCTGTAGCGTTTCTGAGCAGCAGCTCGTCCGCCTTTATAGGGCATAGGCATGTTTGTTAGCTCATCAACAGAATGCCTGAAGCTCCACCAGAAGCTACAAGCGTAGACCGGCTTACAGTGCCAGTAAAAATAGGGATGTCCACATCGTTACCCGCAGTAACAGGGATACCGGGAAGGGATACAGTAACACCGTTTTCAGATACAGTGGTGATGGTAATAGTGCCAGCAGTAGCAGGTACAAAGCCCCCAATACGAGAACCAGTAATAAGTACAGTGGCGTTTACAGCAACTGGTACGGGTTTATAGTGCGAATCAGAGGTCATACATTTATTACCTTATAATAAAAAGAAATCCGGGGCATACACATTACTGCGCAGAGGCCCCGGACGTATTAGAGTTTAGCCGTTGATACGAACCAGACGGGGACGACCGTTTGCACGGACGTTAGCCTGAAGGGCAATATCAAACCGGACATTGTGTTGACCGGTAGCAAACGTCGAATCTTGCCACATACGGACAGAGATAGGAAGCTTGCTCAGAGACATCCGACGAGCCGTACCAGTGGCAGGCATAATCAGATCAGCGCAGTTGACCACAATCGCATCCTTGTTGGCAATGAACCGCGGCTGAAGAACAGCACCCGGAGCACCAACAAAGGTAACGACAGCAGTGTTAGTAGGAGCTGCAGCAATCGTCCGGAACGGACCCGAAGTAATCAGGGCCGGGAACACACGAACCGAAGCAACACTTGCAACCGCAGTAGTATCACCGATTACACGGAACTGCTGCAGGTAGTTAAGAGCCTTCTTTGCACGAGCGTCCCAAGCGAACACACCTGCAATGGTGAAGGTCTCACCGTCAACAACAGTTAGCGTAGCACCGCCGAGGTTAATCGACAGAAGCTGGGTCTTGAACTGACCCGGAGCAGGCGAGATAGCTACCGACGTATAAGTAGTAGCCGACTCAGCCGTGCCTGCCGTGAGAGCACCCGCAGTAGTACGAGTACCAACGGTATACGAAGGGAGCTGCTGAGTGAAGGTAGTGGGGATACCACCAACCGAACCCTGCCAACCCGAACGATACACGCCTTCACCCATGGCAGTAAGATTGTCACCAGCGGCTACGCTTTCAACAATGTCACGACCAAGAGCCTGCTTATCGCCGTAGCTCAAAACAGCACGAAGGTTCGAGTCTTCGTCTACGCCTTCTTCCTTGAGACGGGTGTAGCCAGCGACCACATCATCCCAGCTCGAAACAGACGAAGTACCGTCACCCAGAGCGTTGTTACTCGCAAGAGCAGCAAAACGGAGGATGTAAGCATCAATGTCATGTGCAAGGCGAAGAGCAGCGGCCTTCAGTGCTTCACTCTCACGAGCTGCACCCAAGTCCTTGATCTTCACGAAGTCAGCCCAGCCCATGCTCGCCCCAATAACCTGCCGAAGCTGGTACTGTTCCGAGCCGAAGTCGGTAGCCTGAGTGCCACCCGTAAGGTCAGCAACCACGCCATTAGTAAAGGTAGTCGTATAGTCTGGAACGACCTGCTCAACCACGGTCAAACCGTTACGGTCGTTCATTTCGCCATCAAACTTTTTCCACGTGCACAGATCAGCCGTGACGAGGTTATTCTGGAAGATCGCAGCAAACGCATTAAGGACAAGCTTTGCCTGATCTACAGTTACAGTAGACATAGGGTATTCCTTTCAAGATGAGTATGAATGTACTAACCCTCTCAAAGGACATTTGTTGTTACTTCTTCTTTTTGAAGAAATCCTTTGAGAAGGCATCAAGGTCATCCGTATCTACAGCAACTCCCGGCCTACTAACCGACGAACCCTTAACTCGGGGCGGCGGGGTAGGGGCGTTTGTTACCTTGTTACGAGAAACCTTGTTAACCGGAGTACCTGCCAACTGAGCTTCTAGTTTAGCCAAAGCGATTGTAGCCTTACGCGGGCCAGCGTTAACAATCTCTTGTGCTTCTTTGACGTTGTTAGCGAGGTAGTAGAACACATCTGGACCTGCATCCATATCCATGATCGTGTCGGTTAGATACTCACCATAAGCTGCGTCAATACCCTCAAAGACTTGGAGCATTTCTTCTCCCTTGTCTTGAAAGTCGGGATAGCGCTCCCGAGCGTCTACGAGCTTGTTATTCCACTGCGTTTGGAGTTCAGCTTTAGCCGTATCAACTTCGTTGCGACGGGCTTCCTCCTTAGCGACTTCCTCATTCTTAGCTCGCTCTTCTTTGAGCAAATGCTGTACGGTGTCTCGAAGGTATTTAGGATCAAACTCACCCAACGGGTACTTGTCTGTTCCATCTTCGTTGACATCGTTAGGCAGAGGAGCCCCTACAGTGTCTGGTGTAGCACCCTTATCCGACCCTTTAGGGGATGGGGTAGTACGGGTCTTTAGTTCTGCGAGCGCACGTTCTGCTTCTTCAGCACGGCGTTCAGCCGCACGTCGTTCAGCCGTAATCTCGTTGATCCGTTCCTGATAGCGAGTAGACTTTTTCGGAGTCTTCTCTTCTTCGAGGACTTCTTCATCGTCCTCTGCAGCTTCATCGTCGGAATGAGTATCTTCCTGGTCTTCTTCTGGTGCGTCGTCTACCGTCTCAGGTTCAACCCCTTCGTCTTCTGACTTGGCGTTGTCACTAGGCTCCTGCTTCTCGCCAAAGAAGTCGGCAGCAAAGTCGTCGAGATTGTCTTCTACGGGTACGTCGTTAGTAGTCTCTTGATCAGTACTCATTTGTTAGGTATAGCGGTCCTTTAACCGTGCTGCGCCACTAATGTTGCGACTTTATCCACCAGTATTGGCACTTTGACCTGATGGAGTCGGGGTATTTTTCTGGTCCATCTGCATTTCAACCTGACGCATGTTCATATCCATGTCGTCAAGTTTATGCGAATATTCCAAAATAGTTTTAATTCCGTCCTGATTAAGTTTAGTGTTATCAACCTCGTTGTCACTAAGGGCGCGAATGCGCTGAGTAGCAGCATTGTAACGGTCGATCTCAAACTCTTCAGTACGGTCATTAAGCAGACGATCCTTTTCTTGAAGGGCCATCTGAAGCTCTTGAATAGCTGCTTGCATCTCTTGTGCCTGCTCTGGTGTGACCATCGGGGCACCACCTTCTTCATCTTCTTCGAGAAGATGCTGAGGAATGGTTTTCTTGAGACGTTCTGCAAGCTTTTCTGCACCGGGCCAATCCTGAGCAGCAGCGACAAGGTCACCTGCAATGCCCATAAGGTCTGGCCATACTTGGATTGCATCCATCATAGACTGAGCAGCCTCAACCCTACGTGTAGTGTAGGAGGCACCAGTAGACAATGCAATGTCGTAGTTACCAACACTCAAATCTATAGACTCTGGATTGTATGGGTCGTTGACTTTAACAAACTTAGGTTCTTGATCTTCCCCGATTGTTCGGAGAATACGAGTACCATCATAGATTTGAGGGATTAGTTGATTCAATACATCTCCGGCTTCCACCAGTGCTGCGTTAGCGTTGTCGTGGAACGTGAGGTTAGCCACATCCCCTTCACGCTGACGAGCCATAATGGCCTTACCGGAGACTTCGTTACTACGAATACCAAGCGAGGCATCGTGGATACCGGTAACGTCCTTCATGTCTTGGGCGTTAACCTGAGACTCGTTAAGAAGGGCAGTTTCGATACCCGGAGGGTCTACTCGTTGGACATTCGAACCAAAGACTGCGTCATCGTTGAAGATGAGGAGCGGATCACGAGACAGGTGAGCCTCACGAATCTTGTCTTCTCGGCCTTCTACTGCACTCTCAGTTGCCATCCATTTAGCTTTAGGTGCATACCCAAGCTGCTCGGCAGCAGTTGAACGCCAAAAGTTCTTAAGGCGTACAGCGTCCTTCATAAAACGGACCATGCCATAACGAACACGACGACCACCAATGTTGACAATACGACCGCTCATGCGGATAACTGGCAAACGTGACAATCGGTACTCGTAAGGGCCTGAGAGGATAGCAAAACCAGTGCAAAGATGCATCTGTGCGTAGCTTACCCACGTAGTCCTTGTCTTAATCGGTGGGCCGTTAGTAGCAACAAGCTCATCGAAGTTGTCGTCGTCGATAATAAAAGTCTTACCGTTCTGGAACATAGCCATTAGACGCTGACGTTCGATCAACCGCCAATACTCAGTGATCTGGTAGCAGTCCTGATCCTGCCAACCTTCGATACTGAGGTCTTGCATTAGGTTATGATCTTCCAAACCTGTGGCAGGAATATCACCAAACTTACGAGTGTACTCTTTCTTCGGAATCTTGTCGCTTACGAAACAGCGTTTTGCATCGCGCCCAGTAGGGTCAACAGAGAAACGATCCCACACGGTGCTGAGGGCGTCTTCGATAGGTCGGATAAAAAGATCTTGATCGAAAACATCATCACGTGCGTACTCTACTGCTACTCGAAGGGCTCCATCACCACACTGTACCATGCTTTCAAACGAAGAGTCATAGACTCGGTCAGCACGGCTTTGCATTTCAATGGATCGGATTAGATCGCCACGTATTGAAGCAATCTCTACGTCCTCATCATTTGACGGAACAACTTTAATAGCCTTGCGGCTTTCACGCCAGTCACCAACAATCTGAGCAGTAAACTGCGGGATGTTGTTAATCACCAAACATGGAAGACCTTTGCGCTGCTCTAGTACAATCGGATCCCATTGCTCACCAGCAGAGAACTTCTTATCGTCCAATGCTTCTTCGCGGTTAACACGATCATACTCTAGATCAGCTTTATACTCTTCTCGCATATCCTGCAAGAAGATTTCAACACTATCAAAACCCTCAGGTACGTAATCCTTATCTGCAAGACCATCAATGTGGCTTGTGTCAATAAGGCTACCGTCCTTCTTTTCTTCTGGTTTCTTGGTTTGGTTGTATTCGTCCACGTATAGGTATCCTTTTAAATAGCCATCCAGCTATTGTCTGATTTACCAGAAGCACTGCTGGTTGAGGCGTAAGTAGTTAGAGTACCTTCAATACCGTCACTGTCTTTTTTGTTCCTGCGTCGTCCTGCAATCTTATCGAAGAGCTCAGTCAGACCCCAAACAAGTGCATCAACACGATCAGGCGAGCCGGTAGAACTGTTACGGACATTATCAATAGAGAACTCGCACATTTGGTCCTCAAGCCTATCAAACCTACCGACATGATGTACACGTCCTTGTTCATAAAGAGCGGAGACTGGTTCAGCTCGTACTACTTTACCACGGCTTGCATGGACCAGTTTAACAGGAACGTTCCTATCTTGTGCTTTAAGCACTGAAGAAACCATTTCTCCGCCTTGGTTCTTTTCGGCAATAATCTTATCAGCCGACCATTTGCGATAAAGCTTTACGGCTTGCTTGGCCCACTCCTCGGGAGTACCGCGCAAGCTGCCGTCTTCAAGTATGTACCCGCGGGCATATCCATCCTGATCCCTTGCGAGTCCGACGACGACAATTCCGTGTTCATCCGATCCCTCATTAGAAGAGGTTGCGGGGTCAACAGCCACGAAGACTCTTTCAAGATCATCTGGTGCTTCCTTTACTCGGTACATGTCAATGCTTTCACGCGACCACAGAGCACCGGGGATATCCCCAAGAATCTCACCGTCAAGTTCCTGACGACCTAGTCGAGTGTTACCGTATGCTTCGTACAAAGACTTAACAGTAGAAGCAGCAAGGTTATCTGCGTTATCTAGTGTTGAACCACGAGTAACGATATTCTCTTCATCTGCGATCAGACGTTTGATTAAAGGCAAGGGCCGAGGAGTCGTTGTTACTAGCACCTGCGGGTGTTCCCCGAGACGCAAACCAAACTTCAACTGATCCCATGCGTCTTGCATGTATTCAAACTTAGCCAGCTCGTCCACCCAAGCAAAGTGATGCTGAGGACCACGTAGCTGATCTGGCGTCGTACCGTTGTAGGTGTAGGCCTTCGAGCCATTAGGCCACGAAAGACACCGATTGGTAGGAGACCATGAATCGTCGCTCAAGAGCGGGTCAACACTAAGCAGACCAGAATCACCCTTAATCATAACGTCTCGAGCATCGGCTGCTGTCTCTGCTACTAGAGCAATACGGCAACCAGGGTGTTTAGCAGCAAGCATCCTGATCCATTCAGAACCAAGACGAGTCTTGCCAAAGCCACGACCTGCAAGAACAACCCAAGTGTTCCAAAGGCCTTCAGGTGGTAATTGGTTTGGTCTAGCCCAGAAATCCCAATCGTAGGCTAGATTACTTATCTCTTCCGGTGTTAGGGAGTTCAACCACGTTTCCCGTTCCGTTTCGCTTAGCGAGGCCAGCAAGCTTGCTTTTGAACTGTTCGACATTCTGCTTTACCTGCTCTTCCTTAATGTGAATAGCCTCACCATCAGGTCCACTAATCTCTTGACGATCCCGGTACAAGCCAAGGTGGCGACCAAGCAGTTCAAGAGTACGAACAGCAACAGCAGGATTGATTTCTTCATTGCGCTCGGTTAGAGCTACAAGCTTTGTGAGAACGTACTCAGCAGTCAACTCAAGCTTATCACGGCGGTCTTCTTTGCGCTCGTCTACGGCCTGTTTAACAAGAGGATGCTGGAGTAGTTTGAATCCTTGTTTGTATGGGTTCCGGCTTTTGTAACCTGCACGGATGCAGGCCTGACCTGCGTTAAGGTCAACAAGATATTCATTAACAAACAAAGACATTTTATCTGTTAGTTTTGATCCCTTTCCCTTCTCAGGGACAGTGGAGTTTTGGTCAAACATTCATTGTTCCTTATTCCCTATACACTATTATACCATGTTTGTAACCAAATGTCAAGAACTATTTAACAAAAGAGGTATTTTTATTGTAATTAATTTTCTTGTTGACAAATGAAAGAAAGTGTGATACCCTATTAAGTAAAGAAAGGTATATAAGAAGATTATATAAAGATTACTATTACTAGAATATAACTCTCTATAGAGTATTCTATAAGAAGACTTATTCCGCGCGAGAGGCCGTGGATGTCTATTGTTGGGAGGGGGCCGACGGTAGGAGGCCCTTCTCTTTGTCAAGCATTGTACGTTTCCTGGCGTTTTAAAGGGGGTAGGATTGAATGAAACGATATCGAGGCTACATGGGTAGCTAAATCCTTTTCTAATCAATCCTAGGGTATTTAAAACAGGAGATAAGATTATTCAATAAAATGGTATAGACTATTGGATATTTTTATAAAATCCAGATGGGTGGTTAAACCCCGCTATCACTGTCTCACAGCCGAAGGTGCCCCCACCCCTGTCTTCACCCCGGAACAAAGAGGGAACAGAGGCTCCCTGTCCACCAGGACGACCCGGAACAGAACGAGAACAGAAGGTGCTCATATACAGAACAGATGGAATGGAGCGGATAGGGAACGAACCCTATACAAATCAAGAACATAGCAAGAACACACTAGAGGCAAACAACGGTTCATCGCTATTTTAGCACGCTTCACCGCAAAAGGGTTTCCATCCCGTAATATCTCCCCCATTGCACCCTTTCACGCACTACATGAGCACCCGCCCCGGACGATTTGGGGCACGGCCTAGGGGCAACGCTTCCCCCATGTAATAGAAGCGACCACGAATTGTCCCACATGGGACAAAACGGAATGAGGAATGAAGAAATGACGAAACTAGCAACGATTATGAATGAAGCGGATGCAGTCGCGACCGATAGCGTTCTGGCAACGAACCTTTCGGTGACATTCCAGCGTCGCGCCAAGCTTCGCTCCGAATTGCATACCGGCATTGCAGCAACATTGGCCGCTACGCTCGCCAGCAATGAAGCGGGCAATGCGGTGGACGAAACGGCTAACG